ATGTTTTATTTAAGAAGCTATGGATATAGAACTCCTTCAGCGCGCATTAGAAAATGATGACAATTTAAATATTATAAATACAAATATTCAAGAAATTAAGCGCAAGAAAAATGAAATATTACAAGAGCTCGGTCTTAAGCGCGATGATTTAAAAAGCTTTCATAAAAAATTAAACGGTTATATGTATGTTGACAATATAAAAGACTTAAAATATGGGCGAAATATACGATGGGTTAATTTAAAAAAAATAGAGGACGTTAAAATAACCAATGGATCTATTTTATGCGATATTAAAATACACGACAAAGGAATTGCGCTTGTTTTAAAAGGCTTTAATCACAGTTTTATTACGCTATATTTAAACGAAAATATCATATTTCAAAAAATAAATGATGAAGAAAAAATACTCCTTAAAGCAGTCGATTATTTAAACAAACAGGGCTAATGCTAAGTTTTATAATATATTAATAAAATTGATTCTTTAGCTATACTTGTTTTTTCATTATAAATAAGTATAGCTATATTAATGATATGCGCACCTTGTGACTATTTAAATATTAAGGAATTACCTAATGATGTTGGAGAGATTATTAATGGCTATCTTTTTAAAGATTATCAATTTCTCGCAAAACTTAAAACAACGTGTAAGTCGCTGTATAAATCTATTAGTGTTTTTGCTATTGCTAAGCAAATGTTGTCTAGCAAATTTGGTTTGTTTAGTTTTCGCGATTTATGTATAAATGTTGATTGTTATGAAGACACATATGATGTATTTACATTTATTCATAACTATTATTATACTCGCTACTTACATTCAAGACAATATGCTTTGAATGCTACGCGTATTATAGTTAATGCACAATATTATAATATTAAGTCTCATTATTGTTGCGAGTGCTTGAAAAAGTTTGTGTTAGTTGGTTGTAACTCAAATGTAATAGAAAATTATCAAAACTCTGAAGAAGTTAATATTATATTTTAAAGTGTAAACACAAAAAAAATTGATTGTTTTTTTTCGGGATCTATTCAATGAGCATAAAACTATATACGAAGGGCTTATTATACAAAAGTTTATAAAACTATGGTTCTCGGTTTTTGCGACCTTAACGATGATGTTATTCAAATTATTATAGGTCGCGTAAAACACTATAGCTATCTTGCTTTGCTTAAAAGGACGAATATAGCTAACTATAATTGCGTATCAAAGTTATCAATTGCTAGACTTATGCTGTCTAATAGACTTAGTATATTTTCACCGAGAACATTTTGTATTAATATTAATTGTGCTGATGATACTAAGGCAGTATTTGATAAACATTATCGCAATGGTTATGATAGTTACGTTCATATTAAGCAATTTGCCTTAAAACAAACAACAGCCTTAATTAATGAACAAAAGTATAAGTTTAATACGCATTATTGTAGCGAGTGCTTGAAAAAGTTTGTTTTAGTTGGAGACTTGAGAAGTGTTAAGCACAATTATGACTATATAGATGAAGTAAATATAACTTATGCAAGATGTAAGTATATATTTATGTAATGATTTAAAAAAATTGATTGTTTTTTCTCTCTTAACAAACTAATTATAGTGAATATGGAAGTCCAAAATTGCGCCTACACAAGTCCTAATGTGTCTAATAGTGACTCTAATTATGGAAAAATTAACATAACTTCTGTTATTATGTGTTTCCTTATTATTTATAGTACAGCATTAAGTATTGTGCTAAGTGTAAAACAACTTATTCAAATTATTAAGGAAGAAGAACTCTTGAAAGAAGAAGAAGAAAAGGAAGACTAAGTATTTTAAAAAAGGATATAAAGACAAATAGCAAATGTTGCTATACTTTTAAAAAATTGATTACTTTTTTTTCAGTATTTATTTATAGTCTGGAGCAAAGAGCAATCAAAGAACAAGAGCACTATGACAAGCAACATCTGCGATTTAACAACCGACCACGTTTCATTTTCAGTCGCACGAGCGCGGTTGCTTGAGTTTTTTGAGAAGTTTGTTCCGACCAAGCGTACATATTGTATCAATCCAAACTGCATAGAGGAAACAGAAGGCGCAGTGTTATATATATGGGAGAATCGCTCACTGGCTTACGAACACAATGAACGGCAGGCGGCGTTGAACATTACAATCATGCGAGTAAACGGAAAACCACATTGGGTTCAGAGTCATTATTGTTGCGAGTGCTTCAAGAAACATGTTTTGGTGGGAAACAACAAGAATGTTTCGCAACACTATGGGGGTTATTGTGACGGAGTTCAAGAGGTAGAAGTATACTTTCATAATGAGCCCTGGCCTTCTACGTGGCATAATCCTGAAACAGGAGAGGATCACGTGCTTACCGAGCTTCAGGAATATATGTTGGCAACTGACTAATTTGTGTGTTATATGTGCTACAAAAAAATTTGAATACTTTTTTATTTTTATTAATATTGTTATACTTTTTTAAAATTGATTACTTTTTTTTGTCATTTATTTATAGCCTCCAGAAAAAGCAATCAAAGCAATCAAAGAGCAACTACTATGTCAAGCAGCATCTGCGATTTGTCAAGCGACCACGTTTCATTTTCAGTCGCACAAGCGCGGTTGCTGGAGTTTTTTGAGAAGTTCGTTCCATCCAAGCGCCTATACTGTATCAATCCTAACTGCATAGAGGAGACGGAAGGCGCTGTGTTTTATATATGGAAGGCTAACTCAGTAACATACGAACACAATAAGCGGCAGGCGGCGTTGAACTGCTCAATCATGCGTGTGAACGGAGTGAAGCATTGGTTCAGGTCTCATTACTGTTGCGAGTGCTTCAAGAAACATGTTTTGGTGGGAGACAACAAGCATGCTTCACAGCACTATGAGTATTATTGTCCCGGAGTTCAAGCGGTGGAAGTGTACTTTCATTATGAGCCTGTGCATTCTACATGGTACAATAGTATTACAAAACGCGATGAAAAGTTGAGTGAGCGACAACTTTGCATGCTTAGTAGTGAGTGAGGCTAGTGTGTTGTATGTCTTGCTTGAAAAAAATTGATTTTTTATTATTTATTTTTTACATTTATTTTTAGTCCTAAAAACAACTATGTCAAGCATTTTATCAAATGACCATGTTTCATTTTCGGTTGCTAGAGAGAGTTTGCGTGAGTTTTTTGAGAAGTTCGTTTATACCAAGCGTTTATACTGTATAAATCCTAACTGTATCAAGGAAACGGAAATGGCAGTAGTACACATATGGGAGGCTCGCTCAAAAACATACAAACACACTGAACGACAACCAGCATTGAATGAAACAACAATGTGGGTTAGTGGAAAGGAATATAGTTTTCGATCTCATTATTGTTGCGAGTGCTTCAAGAAATATGTTTTGGTGGGAAACAATAAGAATGTATCGCATCGCTATTGGACTTCTTATGACAGACGTCATCAAAATGTGCATGTGATTTTTAATAGAGCACCATACCCATCTTCAACATCTTATTATGGGTCAGGCACAGTGCAACCACTAACCAAGTTTCAAATTAAAATGCTTGGTTAGTCTTATAATAAAAATTGATTTTTTTCACATTTATTTATAGTACCATTCAAATAATCAAAGCTTTAAAATGATGAGCATAAGCAATATCTGCGACTTACCAAGCGTCTGCGACTTACCAAGCGTCTGCGACTTACCAAGCGTCTGCGACTTACCAAGCGACATTATAGTACTCATTATTAAAAAACTCGGCAATTATGAATATGCAATTGGTCTAAACATTACTTGTAAGTCGTTGTCTAAGTTGATTTCAAAATTTGCCTTAACAAAGGAAATGTTTGCTGTGTTGTTTAGCAGATTTAATCATTATGAGTTAATGAACTATAATCCACATCGCAAGTATATGGCAAGATGTGTAAATGAGCGCTGTAAAGAGGAAACCCATAACGCGTGTGTATACATATGGGAGGCTCATAATGGGCTTAGTTATGTACACGGAAAACAAGATGCACAAAACACAAATTTAATGGTGATTAATAAAAAAAAATTCTGGTTTCGCTCGCCTTATTGTTGTGAATGCTTTAAAAGACACGTTTTAGTAGGAAACAACAAAAAGGTTGCGCAACATTACGGAAGTTATTGTTATGGAATACAACAAGTAGTTGTAACCTTTAATACAACACAACCCTCTAGTTGGTATGATTGTGCAAGAGATTGGTATGCTCCATTAAATGAGAGACAGGTGCGTCTTTTAAATAGTTAAAGTGCTTATTTGTATTAGCGCTACAAAAAATTGATTTATTTTTTATCAATTATTTATAGTACCAAAAAAACACAACTATGACAAGTGTTAAAACAAGTAACCAAGTTTCATTTTCGGTTGCTATAAATCGATATCAGGAGTTTTTTGAAAAATTTGTTCCGATGCAGTGTCAAGAATGTATCAACCCCAACTGTAGTGTGAAGAAACAAAGCGCAATAAAACATATTTGGCATGCTCACACACTTATATATAAACCTAATGAAGACCATATGGCGTCAACTATAGCACCTACGTTAAATATAATAACAATGCTGGTTAATGGAGAGCAATTTACTGTTATGTCACATTATTGTTGTGAGTGCTTCAAACAACAAGTGAAAAAAGACCGGAGTGCAAGGCAGAGAGCAAATCAAGAAAAGCGCACACAAGAAAAGCAGGCGCGCTATTGCTTACAACGAGATTTGCGTTTAAAAGAAGAGGAAGAAAAAGCTAAAGCACAAACTAATGATTAAATGCTATAACAACATTTTTATAAATTTTGTTATACTTTTTTAAAATTGATTTAATTTTTTTGCCATTTATTTATAGTCCGGTCAAAAAGAGAGAAGAGCAAAGAGAGAAGCGAAAAGAGCGATAAGCGAAAAGCGACAAGAGCAATGATGATGTGCCAAGCTTGCGAGCTCAACATTTGCGACTTGCCAAGCGAGCTCATTGCGCTCATTGTTGACCGCCTTGGAGACAAAGACTATCTTGTAAGCTTCAAGGAGACGTGTGTGTTGTTTAGCAAATCCGTGAGCCAGTTTTACATTGCGGGGCAAATGGTGGCTACGTTGTATGGAGTGTTTACTGAGCGCTATGTTGACAAGCGCTTTGAATTCCAGTATATAATGGGTGACTGTGCAAACGCAAACTGCTACTACGATACTGAAGCAGTGTGCGAGTATGTATGGAATTACGGATACAGGCGGTATAATCATCGTATTCAAAAGCCCATGCAATCTACGACCATGTTTGTCAATGGAAAAGAGTATCCGGTCAAGCATCATTATTGTGCTGAGTGCTTTGTGAAGTTTGTTCTAGTTGGGTCAAATCCAAATGCGTCACGGCACTACGGGGATTATTGTAGTGACGGCGACAAGCAAGTTAATGTGACCTTCAATGTGGAGCCAACACCTTCAACGTGGATACATTACCAAACAGGAACAAAGGAACCATTGACCAAGTGGCAAGTAGATGCTCTCAATGGTAAGTTTCCATAGCATATAGTTGCATTGTCTTGTGTTGTGTTGTGTTTTTAGTGCATTTTCTCTTTTCTCTTTTCCTATTTTTTGTTTTTATTGCTACATACTAACTATTCTACCAATTTAAAACCGTCTTCAATAATATTATAGTTATACCCCCAATCATCTATTTCTTGTGGCGTTATACATCCACTTTTTAGCGCCTCATTATAATTCCAATAATGTTGCGGCTCAAGTATCCATTGTTGACTATTTAAATCGACCAATCCAGAAGCATCAAAATCAAATAATTTATAAACTCCATCTACTGATTTAGCCAAGTTATCAAATTTCCAATCTACATACATAATTCCTAAGCCTTGTAAAAAAGTTTTCACGTTTTCCATTACTTCTTGTATTTCAATTAAATCGTCATAGCTCATTGGATGTAGTCCAACATAACACGAAGCCGATTTTTCAGTACATAACTGTTCCATAGTAATATAATCATCTGTTATATCATAATAGTTAACTATATTAGGATGAGGATTTTCCATTAATATTTTAATAATGGTTCTTTCAACCTTATTTGAATATGCGTGGTTTTTAGTGAGCGGAGGACCATATTTTCTAAAAAACGGTATTCCGTCATAAGTTTCATCTGTTTTTGATGTGCTGTCGCTATTCATATTATAAATAGTTGATTGTTCCATTATTTTCTTACTTTTTTAGTAGTCTTGTTTTTAAATAGTAAATGTGCAATATCTTTAAATAGTTTGTCCTTATTATTCTTGCTTGATTTAAGGGCCGTTTTTTTCTTACACGTAAAGCCGTTTATTTTTAAATGTTTTTTTTGTAAAACGCTATAAATACATATACCAATTGCTCGACTTTCTGGATTATTTGCGTTTGGTACCTTTTTAATACAGCTACATAGTTTTTTAGCGATTATGTGCTCAGCTAATTTCTTAACATAGCTGTAAGTTGTTTTTTTAGGCACAATGTTGTAATAATCCAAAATTTTAATATAGTCTGTTTTAGTTAAATTCATAATAATAATAATATATTATATAATTTTTATAATTTTTATAATTTTTATAATTTTTATAATTTTTATAATTTTTATAATTTTTATAATTTTTATAATATATAAATTATATAAATTGAATATGAAAAAGTTTCTTAATGATACAATAATTCTATCAATATATATTCAATTTATAACTTTGCTCATTGGTTTACTTGTAACTATAAAAAAAATACCGAGCGAATATATATTAATAAAAGAATTGTTTTACTTAGAATTGTTTGTTCAAGTAATTGAAGGATTATTTTATATTTGGTTAGTTAGAAATTTTGATATGATTAAAAATATAACACCAGTGAGATATATTGATTGGTCTATTACAACACCCACTATGCTTATAACATTAATTTCATATTTAATGTTTTTAGAGGCAAAAATAAAAGGCAGCACAAGCAATTTAAATTTGTCTTCTATAATGAAAAATAATTATCAAATAATTGTTCCAATATTGTTTCTAAATTGGGCTATGTTGCTATTTGGTTTCCTTGGAGAAATAAATATGCTCTCCGTTTTTTATAGCGTATTATTAGGTTTTGTACCGTTTATAATTTATTATTATATGATTTATAAAAATTATGTAGCTAAAAGCACAACAGGATATTATATATTCATATATTTCTTCATTTTCTGGTCTTTATACGGTGTCGCCGCATTATTACCATATTATACTAAGAATATATTATTCAATTTCTTAGATCTATTTTCCAAAAATTTCTTTGGAATATTTTTAGTATATATAATTTATACAGGCAATTATTAGCTTAATAAATGCTTTTTATATTGTTTTTATATAAATTATATGCCGAGTTTATATACCGATTTTATACCAGTTCCCACAAGCTGTTGAGTTCTGCTTCGCAAATACTCATGTATTGAACTAACGATTGTGGTTGATAATAATAAAAATATGCCCGATGAAAATACCAACTGTCTGTCAAATTCACCAAATTGCCTATTTGTATATGTAAAAGGATTATAAGTTATAACAAGCAAACAACCTATATATATACGCAAAAATGTATTAAGAATCTCCAAGTATTGCGGCGCAAAGCCACCAACGCCTAACAAAACTATTATATACAATATAAAGCTGATATTTATAGAATATAAAACTAACACTTCACTAAACTTTTTAATTTTAGACATACTATAATACTAATACTAATAATACAAAATATTTTTTGTTTTTCCTATTATTAGTTTTTTTCAGTAATGCAAAACATCTCTCTTAAAAAATACGCAACCAACCATCCTTATTTTTGAGACCATATATCATAAGGATTTTACATCAACAAAATCAATAAACCCAGCAAAGGGACAGCCATAAATCGTAAATTCACTTTTTTTCCATTTTATATTTCTAAAATTTTTTCAGGATTTGGACATTTATAAATGTCCATTTTTATATATAGTGATCCTTTATAGGTTTTTTTAGAAAAAAATGAGTGATTTTTAGGTTTTACACCATTATGTATTCATAAATTGTAAAATAGTGAATAAAAAGGCGAGACCATAACTTTTATACCCTTTTTTTTTGAACTTTGGCGCGTTTTTTATAAGTATTTTGCACTTATAAAATACTTATAAAATACTTATAAAAAACGCGCAAAAAAGCGCAACTTTTTACGTACTTGAAAAATTGTTATCATAACAGGTCTTGTATATTTTTTTGCGCGCAATTTTTTTAGACGCTATTTTAAAATACTTATAAAAGCGCTTTTTTAGCGAAAAGGATTTAAGGGTTTTATATAAGTATATAATAATTGTATAATAATTATAGATGAATACTAAGGAACATAGAAGCGTCTATTTATATGAATGTAATTTTTGTAACTATAATACGTATAAAAAAGGGGATTATGGGAGACATATACAAACACTAAAACATAAAAATAACGAGCTACTTATAAATATTAGTGAAAAAATGTCTACAAAGTCTTATATATGTGAGTGTGGTAAAACTTATAAACATAATCAGAGCTTGTATACTCATAGAAAAAAATGCACTTTTGTGAATTTAGAAATAAGTAATAGCATGGAAGTTAATGATTGTAAAGATATTGTTGACCAGAACCAGAATCAGAATATTAATAATAATATTAACAATAATATGATAATGAAGCTATTTACTGAAAATAACGATATAAAAAACTTGCTAATCATTCAACAACAACAAATAATGGAGCAACAGAAACAATTAGGAGAACAACAAAAGCAACTAATAGAATTTGTTCCAAAGATGGGCAATATTACAAATAATACCACACATATAAAACAGAATTTTAATATTAATGTTTTTCTGAATGAGCAATGTAAGAATGCAATAAATATGAATGATTTTATAAAACAAATAAAATTAACATTGGAAGACCTGGATTTAACAAAAAATAAAGGTTTAGAAATAGGACTAAGTAACGCTATTATACAAACAATAAGTAAACTGTCGCTTTTTGAGAGACCACTACATTGTACAGATCCAAAACGCGAAACTTTATACATTAAAGACAACGATTTATGGGAAAAAGATAGCGATAAAACAAAAATAAAAGGAGCTTTACATAATTTAAATAAAGCACATTTTAAGCTAATTCAAGATTGGATTGCAAAAAATCCCGACTTTAAAGAAAATGACGCAAAACAAGACTATTTTGCTTATTTATTAAAGACTTGCTCTGTTAATTTAAAAACTATTGATGATAAAATAATTAAGAAAATTTGCGCTTCTAATAATTTAAAAACAAATTTAAAAGAGTTTGAAAATATTAATTATGATTAATCAACCAAATAATAATATACACTTATATTAGTTTAATATAATATGGGTTATGATGGCATCTACGATATTGATAATAACAGTAGTGAAAAACCACTTGCGAATATCACCAATGATGCGCTGTCTAATGCTGTTAATATTAATGATGTTAAAGTTAAAACAATAAAGAATGAACGACCTCCTTCGCGTAGTGGTATGGCAGATAGGTGGTATACATGGTATAATTACGAGATAAAAGCAAGAGTAGAAGCGAGTGCGGATTTCAATTCAATGCCTCCGTATGCAAGAGTTTTGTACCCTGTTATTTGGTTAGTTAGTGCTGTTTACAGTCTATTTATAACAATAGGGGATATTATTATGGAATATATGTCTAAGATTACGTCTAAGTTTGGAAACACTCCTATAGGAAAAGGTATGGGAAAAGTAAGAAAAGGTATGGGAAAAGTAAGAGAAGGTATGGGAAAAGTAAGAGAAGGTATGGGAAAAAGTATAGCGGATCTAAGAAAAAGTCCAGCTTCTTCTACAGACCCAGGTTTTACAAGTCTGGACTCTGCTACAGGTGGAACAACTGAAGACATTAATCAAGAAGATTATAATGAAGATTATAATGAAGATTATAATGAAGATTATAATGAAGATTATAATGAAGATTATAATGAAGATTATGGTCAAGATTATGGTCAAGATTATGGTCAAGATATGATAGGAGGGTTTCAAATGTCTGGTATTTTTCGTAAAACGGATAAACCGTCCTATAATCGTGCTTTATTTGCCATAACTTATATTCCAGCAATATTAACATTAGCGATTGTAATATTTTTAATAATTTTTCTTGTATGGAGAACAATACAGACAGTTATAGCTTGGATTACATTTGATTATTTATTATTACCAGATATACCTATTTCATTTAGCAGACCAACAACACAATTAGTATATTCAATTTTTTTTGTCATTACAAGTATTTTTTTAATATTTTTTTTATTGTTTGCTCGCGGAACTAAAATGAAAACAGAATTAGATATTATTCAAATAGGAAAGGAGTTATTACAATCAGTATATATAATATGGCCTTTATCTGTTCTAATAATAGGTTCAGCAATAGCAAAAGCATTTTACAAAATGGCTTGTGGTAGGGATAAAACAAATTTACTAAATTTTGCTAAACTGGTGGAATCATCTGTAATATTAGCATTAGCTATTCTTGTAGCACTTAAAATACTATTACTAATAAGACCATTTAGATGTACAGCTGGTAAAATACCAGGTATAAGCACTATAATTGACTCATTAAGTAATATGGTATCAAGAATTATTAATTTTTGTATTATTTATGCAGCATTACGAGTTATAACATTATTTATTGAAGATATAGTTTCCGATAAGTTAGTGTTTTTTATTGCAAAAATGAGCAAAAATGTTGAAAGTCCACCTGTAGAATGTAACGAAGAAGCAAATGTAGATGAAACTCAAAGTAAAGTTGGAGGCACAATGGAAACTATATATATGTATGTAACTGGGGCTATTGTATGGATTATCTTAATAATTATTCTTGTTATTCAGCTCCCTCATCCTTGGATGGGAGCTTGTAGAAATATTAATAATACGATTGGTAAAATTTTATTAAATTCCGGATTTTATTTAACAATTAACATAGGTGCGGAGGCATATAAAAAAGCGTGTGGAGACGTTCAAAAAAATATGGGCTTGTCATCACCCGGATTTGTAGATAAGTTGTCTGAAAAGATAGATAAGTTTACACTGCCTGAAGGTACGAGGGCAAATAATATAACAACACTGGCAAATGAAGCATATAGTGCAAATATGGACAAAAATAAAATTTTATTAGGACTAAAGTCGCCACCTATATCCAAAGTAACAATGGCTGAGCAAAAGAATGCTCGAATTCAAGCTGAGGACAAGAAGAAGGGAGCCGCTCAAGATGCTCTGCGAGCAGAAGGACGACGAGCAGCAGAAGCAGAAGCACAAGCAGAAGCACAAGCACAAAAACGTAGAAACGATTACGATAAAGATCAGCAAATTCAAGATAAGGATAGGGAGCGGGGAGCCGCTGAAGATGCTCTGCGAGCAGAACGACGACGAGCAGCAGAAGCAGAAGCACGAGCAGCACAAGCACAAGCACAAGCAAACAAGAGTTCAGATCAAATAACTTCAGGAAACCCAGGAAGAGTAACATTAGAACGATTACCAAAAGGTTTACAACCGCGTGGTATAGAGACATCTAAACTATTTGGACCAGCAGAGCCATTACTACCAATACCAATAGGAAGAGGAAAAGCACAATCACTAACAGCACCAAGAAGAAAAGCACCATCACTAACAGCACCATCACTAACAGCACCATCACCAACAGCACATACATCAACACCAGTTGTAGCGGATACAATAACAGAGGCACAACGTAATGCAGATAATAGCCTATCTGCTTGAACCACTTTATGACCATCAAAACCCATTAAACGCATAATCTGATGAGAAGCCCTCAGCATCTTAAGAGATAACCGATGACCAAATGTATCAAGCTATGCGTTATTAATATTCAATACCTTTGACTTATAAGGATATAACCCGCAAACGCCTAAAATTTTTATAATACAAAAAAGTAAAAATTTTAGAATTAAAACGAAGATCCAAATGATCCTCCTAAAGCACCATTAGCAGCCATAGGTTCCATAGACTCCATAAATGCGTTTTGCATAGCCTGTCCTTGATAATTAACTCCACCTCCATTATTCATCATATTTGGAAGTGCATCAATCATAGAAATATTGTTTTGAGCGGGTAATTGATTAGCTCTTGGAGCCATTAAAGTATTATCCAGTGTATCGGCCCTACTGACTTGATGAACTCCAGGCGTAGCAATGGTTTGGTTTATTTTAGCATTGCCGTGGTTGCTTGTTCCTACAAGTGGACTTTTACCGTTCCAAAATTCCATTACTCTACTATATAGAATATTGATTTTGGCCCCTAATTTTGTTTGCATAGTTATAATTAAAATTAACGTGGGAATAATGAAACTAATTTCATTAAATTTAGAATAAGGCACCTTGCTGTATGTCGGAAAATAGCGAGTTATTTTATCAATAAAGAATATTGCAATAAATAATATACCTAATTGAAGAATTATTTCGAATAATAATTCTAAGTTATCTTTTTTATCATTGTCTTCAGGAATATATTCTTTTACAAATTTTAATAGCACTATAACAGGGATTAAAGCAATAATTAAATATTGTAACATATTTAATAAAATAGCTTTATTATCGCTATCAAAGTTAAAAACATAATAGAAGAATCCAGAAGGACTTAGTCTATTGCTTCCTCCACCTATAGTATTTTCACTGTTAAAAGATTCCATAAATATTATTATATATATAAATTAAAAAAATTTATATTATTTCTAAATAATGTTATTTAAAATAGTTTAAATAATATTAAACATATTATTATTTCTAAATAACATTATAACTTATTGTGTTATTTATTTAAATACAAATTATATTTATTGATTAACTATTATGACGTCTTACTCATACAAAACATTAAATAATACAAAAACACCTATTCTTAATAATGTCGATATTGTTCTTATATTAGCAATGGAAGACAACAATAGGTTCGACGAAGACTTGTTTTTATTAAGTCTTGCTAAAAAAACAATAATTCAATACAATAAGGGATTTAGGAAAAGCGCTAAGCCTCCGACAATTACAGAACCAAAATACGACATAGTTCATGCTTATTATACTGCTTTTGAGTATTTAAAAGAATATAATAATGTAATTATTTTAGAGGATGATGCATTAGTTATAAATAAAGACCCATTAATTTATGATAAAATCGATAACTTTATTGCCACAACAAATTTCGATATTTTAACATTTGGTTCATTTGGACTATTTTCGAATTATAATGGTGATTTTTTGAATATAGACCCTTATTTTTTCGGTGCTGCTCAAGCAATTATATATTCACGCGATTCAAGAAGTAAATTAATTGAAGACATTAGCTCATCTCATTTTAATAAAGGGCATATAGATATTACATATATAGGTGCTTTAACAAAAAAATTTACTTATAAATATCCACTAATTATTCAGTTATTTCCTAAAACGGAAAATAAAGAGTCATGGTTTACTAATATTTTTCTCCTATATTTTTGTAATTTTTTTATAACACTATTAAGATTAGACAAAAGCATTAGTAGCTGGTTTTTATTGTATTTTATATTTACAAATTATATTTCTATAATAATATTAGTATTTTTAATAGGTCTCATATTTTATTATAATAATAATGTGAAAATAGTTAAAACTATGAATGTTTAATATATTTAATATATTATAATAAATATTAAAATGAAAGCTAAAGAAGAAGAACCCACTAATATTAAAGAAGAAGAACTTAAAGAAGAAGAACTTAAAGAAGAAGAACTTAAAGAAGAAGAACTTAAAGAAGAAGAACTTAAAGAAACAGAACTTAAAGAAACAGAACTTAAAGAAGAACAACTTAAAGAAGAACAACTCAAAGAAACAGAACTTAAAGAAACAGAACTTAAAGAAACAGAACTTAAAGAAACAGAACTTAAAGAAACAGAACTTAAAGAAGAAGAACTTAAAGAAACAGAACTTAAAGAAGAAGAACTTAAAGAAACAGAACTTAAAGAAGAACCCACAAATATTAAAGAAACAGAACTTAAAGAAACAGAACTTAAAGAAACAGAACTTAAAGAAACAGAACTTAAAGAAACAGAACTTAAAGAAACAGAACTTAAAGAAACAGAACTTAAAGAAACAGAACTTAAAGAAGAAGAACCCAACAAAACCGAAATAGAAGTACAAGATGACTATTCATATTTTCAAATGATTATAGATGCTCACAAATTAATATGTATGCAAGTAGTTAGTATCTTACTCATATCATTAATATATATAAATTGTTTCGATGATAATATCTATGATTTTGTAATATATTTTTGCTTTGGTATAGTTATATCAATATTATTAATAGCATCGTTGGTACTTATAAAAAAATTCAATATAATATCAAGGGAAAAACATTATAAAATGTATTCTCCTTATATATTAGATTTTTGTAAGAAATATATAAATTTAAACGGAGAGAATGCAGCTTTCTATTACGCTCTAATCAGTTGTATAGCTCATTTAATATTCCCAGTAATCGCATTTTTATACGCAAAAAAATATATTAAAACTTCCAAAAAATCTAATAATGCCTTGCTAATTTCGCTCATATTATTTATTGCTTATACATATGTGAACATATATGTTAATGACATATTTAAAGTATATACAAAATCTTTAGAATTATCAAATGAGGAATATAAAGTATCTCTCTTTTCTATGACATTAACATACACCGGATTAGTATATTACTTTGAAACTATAAAAAATGAAAAAGCTGAACTAATCAATAAAATAACAAATAAACTTATTAATAAATAAATATTATTTAAATATATCTTAATATAGTATAATATATTAAAATAAATTATAATGTTGAGACGGTGCTGCGAGGCAAATAAGTATAGAAATAACAAATATAATGAGGAAAATCAATATTTAAATTTATTAGATGATATACTGAGTACTAATAGTAATCAAGAAGGTAGAAACGGAAGCACTTTATCTATATTTGGTTCAACAATGCATTTTTCTTTAGAGCATAATAAAATTCCAATTATGACTACAAAAAAAGTCGCTTGGAAGACTTGTTTGCGAGAATTATTGTGGTTTATTAAAGGAGATACCAATAATAAGCATCTAAAAGAGAAAAATGTTCATATATGGGATGAAAATGGATCACGCAAGTTTTTAGATGGGCGTGGACTAAATAAGTTTATGGAAGACGATTTAGGTCCAATATACGGATTTCAATGGCGTCATTACAATGCGAAATATACAGATTGTAGTAGCGATTATAGCAATAAAGGTATTGACCAGCTTAAAGAAGTTATTGAGTGCTTAAAAGATCCTGAAAAACGAAACTCCAGAAGGATGATTATTACTGCTTGGAACCCTTGTCAACTTGATATTATGGCATTACCTCCATGCCATATTTTAATGCAATTCAATGTAACAAATAATAATAAATTAAGTTGTGCTATGTATCAACGTTCTAATGATGAAGCTTGTGGGACTTGTTTCAATATTGCCTCATATTGCTTTTTAACGCATTTATTAGCAAAGCATTGTGATCTTGAGCCTTATGAATTTTTGTATTATAAAGGTAACTGTCATATTTATGAGGAACATATTGATAACATTAAAATACAGTTACAACGAGAACCTTATGAATTTCCAACCTTAGAAATTATAAATAAACGCTTGAATATTGAAGATTATGTAGAAACTGATTTTGTAGTTACTAACTATAAGCATCATGAGCCTATCAAATATATTATGGTACCATAAATTAGAGTAATTGCAAATAATATAACAAATAATATAACAAATAATATAACAAATAATATAACAAATAATATAACAAATAATATAACAAATAAAATTATATTATTTATTAATAATATGGTTTAAAAAATAAGCATTAGTATATTGTAAATATGTCAACATCCGCTTTAGCATCCGCGCGAAGAAGGCGCACAGCACCCGAACCACCTATAACGCAAAATGTTGCTCAAAGCACGATTGCTAATAAACAGGTTCAAAAAGAAGCTCCGCGAGAGCCAACTCAAACATTGACACCTTTACAAATATTACAAATTCACGATGTTAAACTAAAAGAGCTTGATACATTAGTTACAGAATTTACAAGCGACGAATTTTTAACCAAATTTGTAGATGAGAGACTGGAGAGCCTTGTTTCTGTTAAGAATGACGAAATGCCGGATAATAGTAGTTCAATGCCGTCAATGAATGTTGAGAGGCTGGAACTTTTAGAAAAAAAAATAGACGATAAAATAGAATTGCAAAACATTAGAATAGCCGAGTTTAAGACATCAGTACAAGAACTATTAAATAACATTAAAGAGAATATACAAACTCAAATAACAAGCAACTCTGCTTTGTTAAATGAGAAATTCTCTCAAACCCTTGAGAGAATAAAGGGTATTAATAATATTAGTGCAGAATTTAATGAGTTAAAATTATTGGTAATTAAATCTCAAAATATGGCATTAGAGACCTCTAATGCTGTAAACAAATTGAGCGAACAGTGTAATTCAAATGGTGTTACAATTAAAGCTTTGGAAGATAATATGTCATTATTAAATACAAAAAAACCCGATTTAGCTAATAATATGATGTTACAATCTTTATTAAATGGTTCTTTATTTAATTCAAGACCTATGAATTCATTTGAATTCAACAATGAAACAATTGAAGATGAAGAAGCCGATGAAACCGACAATTTAGAATTGATCAAAAAATTAAATATTGATTTTAATAATAATGAGTTATTATTATGTGAAGAACAAATAGAAGATTTGTTACATGCTGGATGTTCTAATCCTGATCATAATCATAGTCATAGTTATTTTCACAATAAGATTACTATAGATAGTGATGTTCTTGATACTACAATAATAGATAATGAGGTTGATGAAGTTGAAGTCATAGAAACAGCAACAGAACCAACAACAACAGAGCCAACAACAACAGAACCAACAACAACAGAACCAGCAACGGAAGAACCAACAACAACAGAGCCAACAACGGAAGAACCTACAAACCCATAATAAGACACTAAAACTTATTAAGAAATAATATTTATTTTATGTTAAAATATAATAAATATTATGTAAACAAATATTATGTAAATAAGTATTAATGTTAATTATAATAAATTTATTAATTTTTTGTATTGTTCTATTTATATATATACATATATATAACGATAACAAGACGAGCAACTATTTAGAATTATATGAGATGGAAAATTTATCTAAAGAAAAATTAGAAGATGTAATAAGCTTTAAACAGCCATTATTATTAAATAATTATACATTGATTAACAATATAAATATGAACGATTTACTTTCAGAATATTCTATGTTTCATTTAAATTTATACGACAATCAGAGAGATAGTTTATATAAAATAAGCCTATTGGATTATTTTCATACTATAAGCACAGATAGCTCTGTAAATTATTTGACTTATAGTAATGATGAATTTTTACAAGAAACATCAATAGATAAAATTCTGTGCAAAAACGATATATTTTTTAGACCATATAATATATGTAATAAAAAGTATGATATTATTTGTGGAGCAAAAAATAATTATACGAAATTAAAATATAGCATAAATAGTCGTAATTTACTATACATATCAAGCGGACAAATTGAAGTAACTTTATGCCCGCCAAAATATTATAATAATTTACACGTAAAAAAAAATTACGAAACATTAGAATTTTACTCACAAATAAACATTTATGATGTTGAAAGTATTTATAAGAATGATTTCAATAAGATTAAATTTTTAAGAGTAATTTTAAATATAGATCAAGTTCTTATAATACCGCCTTATTGGTTTTATAGTATTAGATTTATACAACAAGATACAATCGTTTTTCAAAATACGTATACAACCTATATAAACTTGCTTTCAACAGCTCCGCAATTATTTATACAATTACTACAAATTAGTAACGTTAAATTAAATATAGTAAAAGCTAATTATTATAAGAAAGAAGAACCATTAAAAGAAGAAGAACCATTAAAAGAAGCCACTAAAAAGGACGAGCTTGAACTTTTATAAAACAAATTTAAACATAACTATTTAATATTAAGATTAAATAGTTATATAATAAGTTCCATATATCATGCTTATTCATAATAAATATGAGGTAATAGATACATTATCTTCCGGTGAATTTGGAATAATTTTACAAGTAGAATACAAAAAACAGAAGTTCGTAATAAAGTTAGGAGAGATTCAAATGATGAAAAATGAGCTGCATATTTATAAAACAATAAAAGAGTTGAAATCTATATCTAAAATATATGATGTATTTACTTATGAAGATAAATTATGTGTTGTATTCGATTGTTTTAAGATGGATTTGGTAGGTTATAAAAAGATAGCATATAATGCTGTGGACTATTATAATAATATTATAACTTATGTACAAGATCTAATTTTAATTATTAAATCTGTTCATTCTTATAATATTATTCATAGAGATTTAAAACCCAGTAATGTATGTATAGATTCGAATAATAAATTATATTTAATAGATTTTGGTTTATCAAGAATAAATATAATTACTAATACACATATTATTGAGCCTAAAATTCATTCATTAATAGGTTCTATAAATTTTTCAAGCTTAAATGTATTAAACTTAATAGAACCAGCACAAAGAGACGATGTCGAATCAATATTATATATTCTATTTTACTTATTACTAAGTAAAGAGAACTATACTATTTATGATAGTATAGCTGATATTGAAAAGAAAAATATTGACATATTTCTTATCTTTTTACAGGATAAGACTAATATTATACTTAATAATATTGCTATTAATTATTTACTTGTAGGAAAGCTATTCAAATATGTAAGACGATTGAAATATAATCAGAAACCGAATTATGAATATATTATACAATTAATAAAAGAGGCTTTTCCATTAAACATTAAGACTAACAATTAATGTAAGCTATTTAAAAATACATAGATTTTATCTAATAAGTTATTAGACTTAAGCAAAAAATTATTATTTGCTATATTAGGTTGAATATTTAATGAATGATAAATACTAATAGATATATATGACGGTATATAATTTATATTATTTGGAAATGTGTGTGAATTTTTTATTAATATTAAAATATAACAAACATTCTTAAAATAATAATAATAATAGTTCTTCCATTTACATTCAATAATAGCAATATGTTTTAGGATAAATGTTAATATGTAGTTTAATTCTTCAATAGTTATTGAATGTGATCTAATATTTGAAAAACTGCTAATCTTATAAGTGATTTTATGTAAATATTTGTTTATACGCATTTGTTCATTTTCTTTAGCGTTTTTTGTGTTAAAGCCCAAAATATGCGTTTGCAAATCTCTCGGTAGTCTATTAAAAATATTCTTTAAATAATGTCTTATTTTATAACCCCTATATGTCTTTTGAATAATAATAATTTTACTATTAAATAATAGTTTTGAGTGATTTGTACATAATAATTCATTATTAAAGCTAAATAGCGGCGTTTTATACTTCTTACAATAACAGCAGTTCATAATATAATTATTTGTATAAATAATTATTAGAACTATATTATTATTAATAATGTTATTATTAATATTGTTTCATTAATATATTTATTATTAATACAATATAAAGATTATATAGTATTAATAAATATAAAATGTCACAGGCTGATACTGCCACCAACCAATTTTTAGGAAAAGTAAAATGGTTCAACAACAAGTCCGGATATGGATTCATTACATTTTTGAATGGTGGAGAAGACCATAAAGGAAAAGATATTTTTGCTCATCATTCGTCCTTAAATGTTAAAGATGAGTTATATAAGTATCTTGTTCAAGGTGAATATATTGAGTTCAATATTCAAAAAATGGAGTCAGGAGCGCACGAATATCAAGCAATTAACATTAAAGGTATTTGTCAAAACGATTTGATGTGTGAAACGCGTCATAAAAATAGGGATTTGTCTAAGAATTCCGAGTTTATTACAGTTAAATCGCATAATAGCTCTAAAGGACCAAGACCACCGTTTAAGTCACCAATGCGAACATAATTTTTAGATAGGAGATATATATATAAAACCTAACAACAATAAAGAAATAAGTAGGGTGCTATAAATTAGTTTTAAGATAAGAAAAGATTTGATTTGTATATTATTTTGTTGTTCACTAACATTGGTGCTTATATCAACAATAATATAATTGCTGCGGTTGGTATTATTGGTATTGGTACTATTATTATTTATTATTTCACTACTAATATGAGCATAGTGTGAAATAATAGTTTCAATAGCATTGTTTTTTTGACTGCAAATAAAACATTTTGATATATCTTTTTTATCAATATTGTTAACAACCCATTCAAACAGACAGCTATTATGAGCATTATTATTACAGCAATTAAATTTACAATTGTCATTAACATTAGTGTTAATCTCGTCGAGACAAATTATACATTCCATAATAAATGCTATTTAATATTAGTATTTATTATTTTATAATTTGTATTTATTATTTATTATTTTATAGTTTGTATTTATTATTTATTATTATTATTAAATAATAAATAAAAAATATTTTAGGAAAGCGAATACGTAGAAGTGGAAGAAATAATGTATTTAGGAGCGAAGTATTACTTGACGAGTGAGGAAGTGGTATTGAGTAAGTCGTTAGAGATCGAGGGTATAATGAGGGATGGAAA